CAGGAACTGCTGGGAGGAGATCAAGGACAGGGTGCTTGGTTGCGATCCCGACCTGACCCGAATCCACGACGCCCTTCAAGACTTCGGGTTCGAGGGGTTCGAGTTCCATGACTCCTGGGAATGGTCCCTCACCCGACCCACCTTCCGCATGATCTGGTGCCTCTACGCCATCACCTGGGGCGTTCGGCAGTATGACGCCGCCGAAGTGACCGCCGAACCCGCCACCGTCTAGCGAATGTCCAGGTGCAGCCTGGGGAAAGAAGACCATGCAAGTTACTGAAGCCTTCGTTAAAGCCGTTGAAATGGGCGCGGGAGACATTCGGTTAGCCGTAAATGACTGTATCTCCGAATTGGCGAAAGAGGACCCGCCTGGGGGTGGAAACCTCATCCGGCGGGTCCTTGAAGAAAAACGCCAAGCGGCAGACCTCCTCCTTGGATGGGCTACCCGTGCAAGGGAAGAACTCAAGCTACCCCACCGCGCCTAGCGCACCTGTCCAGGCTCCGCCCGGAGCCTATCTCGCAAGGAAAACCATGAACGCCAAGGAACTGGCCCGGATCATCAACGGCCGGGAGTACACCAACGAGATCACCAAGGCGGAGGAGGCCCTAGCCAAGGAAGCCGGGCTAGTCGTGGCCTTCGGCGGCAGTGACGACCTGCTGGAGTTGCGCGGGGCTGTCTGGGAGGAGGTCAGCGCCTGGCAGGGCCAGACGGTTCGATTCACCAAGGCTGGCCTCCTGATCAACTACTGCGACAACGACAGGTGCCCCCACTTCGAAAAGCTAAAGGCTGCGGCCACGCCCCTGGAGATCGTTTGGCGGGAGGAGGGCAAAGGCCCCTGCTGGACCTTCAAGACCACCATCCCTCACGAGACTTTCGAGATTTCCGATGACGGAGAGCCCTACTGCCAAGGCGTTGTGTTCGCTCTGGCCGATGTCCCCGCGTAGCACCTGTCCAGGCGCACCACCCATTCAGGAGCCGATATGGCTGACATCGAAAAACTCCTCCAGGACGCGAAAGCCATCCACAAGCAGGTGGAGGACGAATTGAACCGCCGGTTCCAGAAAGGCACCCGCCTGCTCGTCATGTTGCGCCATGGGCAGATCAACCCCACGCCCGTGACGGTGAGCCACGATGGCGCCGCAGACGGTTACGGGATGGTCCGAGTCCGGCTGGACAACGGGAGGACCCGTCGCGGGAACCCGATCCAGCGTGATTTCTACTACACCAGCCTCATGTGCAACCCCGCCGAATAGGCTCTTGTCCAGGATCGGCCCCCTTCACTGGGGGCCTTCCCATGCCCGTTGCTATCCCATAGCAACGCACCGGCTGGGGCCGACTTCCATTCTGGGGTCTCTGGAGGTCCTCCCCGTGGCCACGCTCTCCGCTGCAATGCCTTTCCTCCTCCGTAACGAGGGCGGCAAGGTCAACGATTCGGCCGACCCTGGCGGAGCGACCAACCATGGGGTGACCTTCATAGCCGCCCAGCGGCTGCTCGGCTTCACCACACTGGACCAGCTGTGGAACATCACTCCGGACCAGTTGCTGCAGGTCTATGGCTCGCCGGAATACTGGCGCTATGACGGGGTCTCTGATCAGAGGGTCGCTTCGAAGCTGTTTGATATCGGGGTGGACTGCGGTCTCGGGACCGAGGTCAGATGCCTCCAAAAAATCCTGGGCGTAGCCGATGACGGCGTGTGGGGCCCTGCTACCCTGGCGGCCACCAACGCCCAGGAACCAAACCAGCTGCTCCAAGCCCTATGCGAGGCCGCCCGGGAGCACTACATCGCGGTGGCCCAGGCCCATCCCAGAGAAGGGAAGTTCCTGAACGGGTGGGAGAAGCGGGCCGAGGAAATTCCCGATGCCGCCTGAGCCATGTTTGATCCCGGCGACCCCTACGGAGAGCACCCCTACGACTGGCCGTATTGGCCAGTTGGAGCAGAAGAGCATGAGCCTTTTCCAGAGGCTGATCCGAACGGACCAGCCGGAGGAAGTTCGCCGGGCCCTGATGTGGATCGCGGGCTGCACGCTTTGTTTCTGCCTTACGGTCCTGACCCTCGCGGTCTGGTACCAAGCCTGTCTTGACCAGCACGTTGACGGCGGCCTAGTGGGCGCCCTCGGCATCATCTCGGGCTCCGTGGCGGGTCTCGCCGGCGTGGCCTATCACAAGCAAAGCGGTCCCAACGGGGACTAGGAGGAATTCATGAGCCACGACAAGAACGGAACCCTCATCAAGGCCGGTGACATTGTCACTTTGGAGTTGGAGGTCAAATCCATCTCCGGCGATGAGAACTTTTGCTGCCTCGAGGCGGAGACCACCCTGGTGATGCCCGGAAACGGTCTGAAGAACCAGATCCACGCACTGAGCACCAAGCAGGTCCTGCTCGCCAAGAAGGCTGAGTAGGCCATGACCTGGATCAAGTCCCATCTCACGCTGATCGGCATCGCAATCCTGGCCGCCGTCTGCCTCTGGATCGGCTACGCCGCGCGGGCCCGGCACGTCCAGCACCAGGTCACCGCCGGCATGGCCCAGGCGGCAAAGGATGACCAGACCGGGGCAAAGGGCTACGCCAAGGGGGCGGCTGATGGCACGAAAGCGAAGGACCAGCAGGACCAGGTTGTCAAAGACACCGCGCCGCTCAAGGGAGACGATGCCGCAGTGGATCAGGACTGGGCGCCAGTGGCCAAGTTCCATTCCCGTCCTGTTCAACCTGCCCCCGGAGCCAAACCTGTTCCTGGCCTTGTGGCAGATGCTGCTCCGTCCCTGGCAGAGGTGGCACCGGACCGCAAGCTGATCGATGACCTGGCCCGGGACCTGGCCGACACCAAGACGGTCCTGGCCAGCACCCAGGCCCTGCTGGCCACCAAGACCGATGAGGCCGCCGCCTTCCAGCAGTCCGCCGACAGCTACCGGCAGGAGGCGGCCGGCCTCCGGGTGGTGGTGGGCGCCCTGCAGAGCACTGTGAGGCCCTGGGCCGCGGGCATCACCTACGGCAGCAACGGCACCCTTGGACCGGCCGCCGAGCGGGACCTTGGCCCCTTCCGGGTGGCCGTGGCCTTGGTCCGTAGGCCCATCGGGAACGGCAACACCACCATCGAAGCCCAGGGCACCGCCCTGTGGCGCTTCTGACCCAAGGAGGTCTGCATGCCTGACATCGTCACCACCCACCTAACCCACATCGTGTGGGCCTTCATCTGCCTGGCAGTGGCCCTGGCCGTCCACTTCTGGCCGCCCATCAAGGCGTGGTTCGCCGCCCGAGCCGCGGCGGTCGCCGCCGAGGAGAAGCGGGCCAAGGCCTTGCTGGAACTGGCCACCTGCGACCTTGAGGGGATCTACACCAGCATCAAGCTGGACGTCCAGAGCGATATCGCGGCCCTGGTGAAACAGATCAAGGCGCTGGAGGCTCGGATCGACGCCCAGGTCGCGGCCGATGCCTTGAAGGTCGCCGCCGCGGTGGATCCGGTCCCTGTTCCTGCGCCGTTCCCCTCCGCGCCCGAAATCGTCACCATCCCCGCCGCGCCTGTGCGCTCTCTCCTCCCCCAGGCCTAACGCGTGAGCCCCCTCGGCATTTTCATCAGCATCCTTGGCCTGATCGTCACCAGCGTGGTTTCGATCTGGGCCACCCTCAAAGCTGATCGCCGGGCCCGGGATCAGGACCGCCAGCGGCAGGATGAGCAGCGCGAGCAGGATCAGAAGGCCCAGCTGCTCCAGGTAGAGCAGCTCCTGCAAACGATGGTGGTGGCGAAGATCGAAGCGGCCTTCAAGGAAATCGGCAAGTTGCAGCTTCAGGTCGGCGCTGTCGAACGGTCCCATGCCCACCTCCTGGGCTTCCTGCAAGGAAAGGGCTGCACCGTCCCTGACTTCTGCGATGCCAAGGATCCCCCCCCATAGGCCCACCTGCGCCCCCGCACCCCGCCGCCCGCCTCCCGCGGGCGGTGTTCGTTTGGGGCGTTGCTATGCGAGAGCAACAGTCCTCGGCCGCCCAGGTCTGAAAGTTGGACCCATGGACGATAAGTGGATCAGATTGCCAAAGAAGATCCAGGCCGGGGACAGCTTCTCCTGGGATCCGATTGACCTTCGATCCCAGTATCCCGCCGGGCCCGGTTGGACCCTGACCATGTATCTGTTCCTGGTGGGCGCGGCCCCTGGGACGGCGCCCGTGGTCCTGGTGGCCATGGCTGACGGGAACAGCTGCTTTGTCCTGGCCCAGACCCCGGCCCAGACAGCCGCGTGGACCCCTGGCGAATACCACTGGACCCTCATCGTGCAGAGCGCGGATGGAACCCAGCGCCAGACCCTCGACCGCGGGGAACTCCGGGTTGGGATCAACCCCGCGGCTCCCCCGCCCGGTTACGACCCCCGGACCCATGCCGAAAAGTGCCTGGCCGCCATCACCGCCGTGCTCGAGGGCCGGCTGAGCGAGTCCATCACGGAATACAAGCTGGACAACGGCATCGAGGCCAAGCACATGGACCATGCCGAACTGATGCGGCTCCGGGCCTACTACGCCGGGGTGGTCGGGCGCCAGCGGGGCAAGTCGTTCTTCACCCATGTCCCTGTGAGGTTCAACCCACTATGAGCCTCCTTTCCCGCGTCCGCTCCGCCTTCACCGGGCCCGAAACCCGGGCGTCCGTGTCCTTCAGTGCCGGAGCCACCTTCGAACCCAAGCGCCAGGCTCCCCTGGGCGTGACCACCTTCGAGGCCCCGGTCAAGGCCAAGCGAGCCGTGGGCCCGGGCATCGGCGCCTTCTACACCGGCGCCACGATGTACGGCGGCGGGTTCCTGATGGCCATGCGGTCCAAGGATGAGGAAATCCGCCGCGATGCCCTGGCCCTCCGGGCCAACTCCAGGCGCCTGGCCAACAACAACCCGTTCATGAGGCACTACCTCCGGCTCCTTGGCAACAACGTGGTGGGCCCGAACGGCGTCACCATGCAGAGCCTGTTCAAGTCGAAGAACAAGGGCGTGCTCCGGGATCCCTACGTCACCAAGATCGAAGCCGCATGGCAGGAATGGTGCAAGCCCGGCAACTGCGATATGAGCGGCCGGTATTCCTTTCAGGACGTGTGCCGCCTCTTCGTGCGGACACTGGCCCTGGATGGGGAGGTGTTCATCCGGATCGTCCGGGGCGCGCCCAACAAATTCGGGTTCTCCCTTGCGTTTCTGGATGCGGACCTCCTGGACCACACGTACAGCCGGGCCGGCTCGCCCGGGATCAACCCGATCGTTATGGGCATCGAGATGGACACCTACGGCAAGCCCGTGGCGTACCACTTCACGGACCCGAAGCTGATCCGCAACGGCATGGTGGGCGGCTGGGCCTACGGCGCGAAGATCATCATCCCGGCGGACCAGATCATCCACGGGCTGGATCCGGACCGCGCCATCCAGTCCCGTGGCGTTCCGGCCTGCGCCAGCGTCATGTATATCCTCTCCATGCTGGGCCACTACTGGGAAGCCGAGGTCGCCTGCGCCCGCCATGAGAGTGAGCGGCCCGGCATCCTCAAGAGCCCCAACGGCGCCATTGACGAACACGGCGACGATGATGACCGGCTGGAGCGCAATGCCTTGGTGGACCCCATCATGGCCGCCCAGAACCTGGGCGGGAATTCCACCGGGATCGCCTACATGGGCATCCCCGCTGGCATCGAGGTGGAGTTCCCGGACGTCAAGCACCCCAGCACGGCCTTCGAGGCCTTCAGCAAGTCCATGCTCAAGGGCATCGCCTCTGGCCTGGGCGTCGCCTACCACGAGCTGGCGGGGGACCTGACCAGCGTTTCCTTCAGCTCCATCCGGCAGGGCACGATCAGCCAGCACGAGAGTTTCCAGGAACAGCAGATCCGCCTCATCCAGACCTTGTGCGATCGGGCCCACGCGGAATTCATGCTGGGCGCGTGGCTCTCCGGGGTCCTCAAGCTCCCCGCAGGAGTGACCCTGGAACAGTTCAGCGCCCACCAGTTCCACCCCCGTGGCTGGGACTGGGTTGACCCCCGGGCGGACAGCGCCGCAGACCTGGAATCCATCGCGGGCGCCGTGAACACCCGGACCAAGGTGCTGGCCAAGAAGGGCCTGGACTGGGAGGACGTCGCCTACGAACTCAAGGACGAGCAGGACCTCATTGATGCCCTGAACCTCCGGGTGGGCCCCCTGATCCAGGCCCCGGCCCCGGCCGGCAAGAACGATGGCGAGACCGAGGGCGAACCGGGCGTGAACAATGACGGCGAGGACACCAATCCCCCCAAGGAGGGCACCGATGGAAAGTAGGTCGATCAAGGGTATCCAGTATCGGACGGTCGCCCTGGACCGGGCCGCGGTCAATACCGAAGCCCGGACGGTCCGGGTGGCCATCTCCTCCGAGACCCCGGTGGAGCGCTGGTTCGGGGTGGAAACCCTGGGCCACAACCCCGGCGAAGTGGACATGTCCCGGATGCAGAACGGCGCGGCCGCCCTGCTAGGCCATGATCCGGATCAGCACATCGGGGCCCTGGAAAACGTGACACTTGACGCGGACCGGATCATGCGGGGCGACATCCACTTCTCCCGCTCCCAGCAGGGGCAGGACGTCTTCAACGATGTTCAGGATGGGATTCGCTCCAAGATCAGCGTCGGCTACCGCATCAACGACTACCAGGTCACCAAGGGAGTCGGAGATGCCCCGGACCAGGTCCGGATCACATCCTGGACGCCCATGGAGGCCTCTCTGGTCGCCATTCCGGCTGATGACCGTGTCGGCGTAGGCCGCAACTTCGACCCCAACCCCCAGGACCCCGGAACGCCCGGGGCCAGGGATCTCAACACCAACGGCCACCCGGCCAATCTCATAAGGAGTTCCGAGATGGAACCCAAGGATGCGGCCAACCAGGCCACCACCCAGACCCCCGACGAAATCCGCGCCAACGCCATGAACGAGGCGCTGGAACTCCAGGGCGCCGGCGCGCGCCTGGGCCTGGACAAGGAAGTCCGGGAGGCCCTGGGCCGGGGCCTGAGCGGGGATGCCGTCCGCAAGATCATCACCGACAAGCTGGTGGAGCGCAGCGGCAACCCCTTTTCCACCCCGGCCGCCGCGGTGCAGTTCTCCGAGAAGGAGCAGAAGTCCTACTCCATCGCCCGGGCGATCATGGCCCAGGCCACGGGCATCAACTGCTTCGAGCGTGAGGTGTCCCAGGACATCCAGAAGACCCTGGGCCGGGAAGCCAAGGGCATCTACGTACCCACCAACCTGGGCATGAAGCGCGCCCTGGATGCCACGGTCCAGGCGACGGCCTCCGGCCTGATCTCCCAGGAGCCGGTGACCTTCATCGAGTTCCTCTACGCGGCCCTGGCGCTGCGAAGGGCTGGCTGCACCTTCCTCCCCGGCTGCGTTGGGAACATCCCCTTCGCCCGCCAGATCAGCACCCCTGGAGCCCAGTGGACCGGGGATGATCCGGTGGCCCCTGGCGTCACCAACGGGGACCCCACCCTTCAGGTCTTCACCATGACGCCCAAGCAGCTCATGGCCCAGCGCGCCTATTCCAAGCAGCTGCTCGCTCAGACCGCTGGCTTCGCCGACACCTACGTCATGCAGGATCTGGCCCAGTCCCACGCCTTGGCGGTGGATATGGCCGGCATGTTCGGGGCCGGTTCCAGCAACCAGCCCATGGGCATCGCCAATGCCACCGGGCTGACCATCGTCCCCCTCGGAACCAATGGAGCGGCCCCGGACTTCGCCCACGTGGTTGCCATGGAAACCCAGGTCGCCTTGGGCAACGTGGATACCTCGGACGCGGCCTACCTCACCAACACCAAGGTGCGCGGCGCCCTCAAACAGACCCTGGTCGCCCAGGCTTCGGGAGCCCGGTTCGTGTGGGAGTCCGCCATCGGGAGCAAGGGCATCGGCGACGTCAACGGCTATCCGGCCTACGTCACCAACCAGGTTCCCTACAACCTCACCAAGGGAAGCGGGACGGCTCTCAGCGCCATCCTCTACGGTGTCTGGCGCGAACTGATCATCGCGGAATGGGGCGCCCTGGACATCCTGACCGATCCCTACACCCTGGCCACCCAGGGCCTGATCCGGGTCATCTCCACGCAACTGGTGGACGTCAACTACCGGCACATCCAGAGCTTCGCGGCCACCCTGGACGCCCTCTGCTAGTCGGTTGAGGGGGTGGGAGTGATCCCGCCCCCTCGCTCCTTTTGACGCTCATCTTCCTGGAGAATCGCCATGCAAGTAAAGATCACCGCCCATACGATCGTCCTCGGGCAGACCGTCGAGCCCGACGAACTCGTCGACATCCCCGATTCCGACGCCAAGACCCTGTTCAGCGTGAACAAGGCCGTGCCCGTCCCGGTTGCCCCGGCCGCCGAGGTCATCAAGTAATGCCCAACCTCGCCCAGGACGCCCGCAGCATGACCAAGGACTTTGGTGAGCCGGTGACGCTGGCCTCCGGGACCGGGGTTACTGGCGTCCCGGGCGTGGCGTCCGTCGAGGACACCGTGGTGGGTGAGAACGTCACCGCCGGGCGCACCAGGACCCTTCGGTTCGCCTCTGCGGACGTGCCGGACCTGCAGCCCACCCGGGACACCCTCACCTGGAACAGCCAGCTTTGGCGGGTGGTGCACATCCAGCTCTCCGGCGGCGGAAGCGTCACCCGGGCCTTCCTGGGGGCGCCATGAGCACCGTCCAGCAGCTGATCCGGTATGCCATGGTGGGCGCCATCTTCGAGACCACCGGGTATGCCTCTTACCTCTCGCCCCGGACGGACCTGCCCCCAGCCCTTCTCCCGGCCATCTGCATCTATTCCCACGGTGACAAGGCGGTCAACGAGGAAGCGGATTCCACCCGCCCGCACACCCGGGTCTATTCGGTGGCCGTGGACTATACCGGGGTGGGGCGGCCGGCCGAGGACAGCACCGACCCGATGGCCATCCTGATTCGGAAGGCCCTGCTCGAAGACGGAACCCAGGGCCGCCTGGTTGCCCAAACCACCTGGGGAACCCAGGAGTGGGGCGGCACCGAGGGCGAAGTCCCGCTGTCCGGCACCGTCATGATTTTCAGCTTCCTGTACATGTGGCGCCCGGAATGGTAGCCGCCCACCCCGCCCCCTTTGAGGAGACCCCCCGATGACCCAGGCCCTTTTCGCCCAGTGCAACAAAGCGTTCGAAAACCACGCTCCCGGTAAGCTCTACCTGTTTCCGTACCCGGCCATCAATCCCGGGGGAGCCACCCCCACCCAGGCCTCCATCGTCGAAGGTTTCCTGGCCCTGCTGTTCGGGACGGACACCACTTACACGCTCCCGGTCGGCAATCCCTGGGGTGACATCGATGAGAACGGCCTGGACTTCAAGGTCACCCCTGACTCGCTGGACTTCCCGCACAACGATGGCTCCGTCCCGAACAAGATCCAGAGCGGCATCAAGGAGGCCGGCCTCGACTTCACCATCTACGATGCGGACGCCCAGCACTGGGCTGATCTGTTCGGCGTCGCGCCCGCCGATCTGGTGACCATTGCTGGGACCACCCCGCGCAAGGCCGCCCTCCTGGCTCTCCCCAACAGCACCCTGAAGTGGGTCGCCATTTTCGTCACTCCGAGTTCGGTCTTCGGCCAGAACGACATCTACCTCTGGCCCCGGGTCAATTTCCTGACCCAGCCCAGCGTCAAATACAGCCAGAAGGACAAGATCGTCCTCAAGTGCACCTTGGCCTGCGGCGGCGATCTGTTCCTGAATTCGGCTCAAGGCGTCCCGGTCTTTTTCATCCCGATCACCGTCACCGGACCGGTGGAGTAGACCATGACCAGCACGCAGAGCACCCGCCGCCTGGAAATGGCGCTCCCTCTAATCGCCCCCATCGCTCAGATGATGGAGGCCCGCGCCAAGGTCAAGGCTGGGGATGCGTCGGCCATGCCCATGGTCATGGAGCGTCTCGGGTCCGCCGGGGTGGCCCGTTCCGTTCGCAAGCTATCCGCGATCTTCAGCGCCAACGACAATGAGTTGGAGCAGGCCGAAAAGGATCCGGCCTACCTGGCCAAGATGGAAGCGACCGCCGCCGGCCGCCCCTTCGCCGAGACCTTCGGTGAGGCCATGGAGCTTTTTGGCTATGCGCTGGGGCTTGCGGGCGTCACCCCAGGCTATTTCGCGGACGCCCCCGCAGATCCGGCCGGCGCGACCGGGACGAAGACCCTGGCCACGGAGCCCGATTCCCCATCCGCCGACTAATCAGCTCCCGGGCCGGTGGGTGGGAAATGGCCGCCCAAATGCCCTTTGATGACGCCCTGACCCTCCTGGAGGACCACCTCCGGGAGGAGTCCCACAAGGCGCTCCGCCACGCACAGAACTGCTGGCATTCCGCGTTGGGGCTATACGCCAACGGCGGCAAACCACCCGAAGCACCAACCCTGGATGAGGATTGACCGTGGCCAATGAACTGAAGGTGGTGATCACTGGCGATGCGGGCGATGCCATGGTCGTCCTGGATCGGTTCAGGGAAAAGGCTGTCTCGACCTCCAAGGAAGCCACCAGCGCCGCGGACCAGATGACCGCCGGGTTTTCCAGGGCGGCGCTCGGCTTCGGATCCATGGCTGTCATTGGGGCCATGGCCGGCGCCAAGCTCCTGGAGGGGGTCAAGGGGGCGATCAGCGCCATCCCCGAGGCTGTCGCCCATACCAATGAACTGGCACGCACCTTTGAGGGGCTCTCCTTCCAGACCGGGGAATCCCTTGAACGGCTGAACATCTTCGACGCCACCATGAAGCTGACGGGGGGCAGCATCGAGCAACTGGGCGACTGGCTCACGGGCGTGACCCGTTCCATGAAGTCCAACAGCGAGGTGTTCATAGCCAATGGGATCGCCGCATCCCAGGCCGCGCTGATGCAGATGAAACCGGTGGACGTCATGAAGGCGTCCCTGGCCGTCATTGAGTCCTGCACGGACCAGAACAAAAAGCTGATCCTCACCCAGGAACTGCTGGGCCGGGGAGCGATCAACGAAATCCCCCAGATGCGCCGGTTCTTCGAGACCTTGGCCGATGGGAAGGATGCTCTTGAAAAGTATGGCAAGGGCATCGATCAGAACGCCATAGCCCGCATGATCGCGATGCAGCGCCAAGCGGGCGACGTGTCCATTGCCATGGACAAGGTGAAGAAGGACATCGCGGAGCAGACCAGCGGCCTTGACCTGGCCTTCGGGCGAGTCAACCTTGGGTTTGCCCAGATGTTCGACGGCATCATCCGGGGCTGGAATCAGCTCGAAAACCCGATTGATGCTCTCATGCAGGTTCCTGGGTACCTGGCCAACATCATGAAGGAGGAGGATGCTTCCGTATATGCCCTGCAGCATGGAAAGGAGGACCCCGCCGGGGAGATGCAGCGGGAGCAGATGCGAGGGGCACACACCGGCCCGCAGCCGCAAACCAAGGAAGAGATCGATGCCGCCAAGGAGGCCAAGAGGAAGGCCGCGGAGGACCAGAAGAAGGCAGCCACAGCTGCCCGCGAAGCCGCCCGCAAGGCCGAAGAGGAGGCCAAGAAGGGCATCGAAACCCGGCTGAACCTCATGGAGCAGGCGAACCACCTGGGCGCCGAAGACCTGAAGACGATGGATGCCACCACCATCGAGCAGAGGAAGCAACGGGGCGAGGCCGAGGCCCTGGCCCAGATGAAAGAGAACTACCGCAAAATCTACGCGGAGATCGAGAAGAAGGATACTCCGGAGGGCCAGGAGGCCGCGGCTGCTGCCCGGCTAGCTGCGCACAAGCTCTATCTGGATCAGCTCGCCGCCCTGAATCGAACCGCGAAAGCCGAACACCTGGCCGAGGATGCAGCGACGAAAGCAGCCGAGGCTGAGGCCAATAAAAAGGCCTTCGAAGAGCTCAAGAAGTCCCTTGCCCAGCAGAGCGAAATCCAGGGAAAGATGTCCCGCGGCCAGATAGAGGAGCGGCTCAAGGCCGAGACAGCGAAGGGTGGGGCGTCCGCGCATGCCGCGCTCCAATACATGGTCGAGGTGCATTGGGACGGCACCGCTGCCGGCGGGGCCGAGGCCGGCATGCGGGACTTCATCGCCAAGGGCGATGGCATGTTCAATGAATTCCGCTCCACCACCCTCCAGGCAATGAACGGGATCCAGGATGGGATGGCGCACAGCATTGAATCCATCGTGGAAGGCACCGCCAAGGGGGGGCAGGCGGTGAAGGCTTTCGGCAAGAGCATCGAAACCTCTGCCGTGGGGGCCCTGGCCAAGATGGCCTCGCAGTATCTAATGACGGCGGCGGCCGGAGCCGCTTTCGGGTCGGCGCTGTCTACTGCAAACGCGGCCCAGATGGGATCGGCTGAAGCCCTGGCCACCGCTGAAATATGGGCCAGTTGGGCTCCCCTTTCCCTGGTCGGGGGCGAGGCCGCGGCGCTTGCGGAGATCGCCGTCATGACGGGCAGCATCGCCGCTGCGTCTGGAGCCTCCAAGGTGGCCTCGGGGACCGGCGGGGCATTCGCAGTCGGCGGCCTGATCGACACCCCCACCTTGGCCCTGATGGGTGAGGCAGGCCCGGAACTCGTGGCACCCGTCCATGACTTCAACGACTGGGCGAATGCCCACCAAAACCTCGGCTACAACCTCGCGGCCCACAACGCCCAAGTTGGCCGGTTGAACACCGCGGCCGGCAGCTACGCCACCCAGGGCCTCAAGCAGAACGGCGGCGCAACGCCTCCCAGCACCGTGACCCACATCTACAGTCCCATTTACGCGGATTCCACAGAAGGCCAAAGGCGGGTCGACAAGATGGTGAACGCCAGCACCCAGCGAATCGGACGGGCTCAATCATGATTTTCCAGCCAGGAACCCCTCGAATTGGATTGCTCGCCGCGGGCGTCCGGAATGCGACCCTTTGGCTCCCCATGCCGGATGCCGGACTGCCCCAGATCCAGTGGATCCCCAAAGGGTCCGTAAAAGAGCTGGTTGACGGTTCCGAGGTCTGGCAGCAGAAGGGGTGGATTCCCCAACTCACGATGACCTGGTCGGCCTATGACGATCGTTCCACCGAGGGCTGGACCCTGGGCACCGCGAATGGGGATCGGCCGGCCATCACCGACCTGATGACCATCCTGAGCGGCGCGCCAGCTTCATTCAGTGTGAGCCCCGGCCCGGCGGCCGGCGGGTTCGTTGTCCAGTCCTGGCATGAAGGCCCCACGGGGGTAGAACCCGGAGGGTTCGCCAAAGGGCTTCAGGTCACCTTCCGGGGCGGCGCCATCTGCACCTCCAAGATCCTGGGGACGTTCTGATGCGCGCGATCACCTGCAACCTCTGGCAGAATCCGGGCACCACCACCCCGGGCGCCCTGAAGGTGGTCTCTGGCCAGATTTTCGAACTGGCCGAAATCACCCAAGAAGTGGACGGCGAGGGCAATCTCAGCAAGGTCAAGCCCGGCACTCTCACCACCAAGGTGGGCGATCCGGACGGTTCGATCTGGACCTTCATCCTGAATTCCCTGGCGTCCACCGATGTCAACGGGAAGGCCGAGCTGCTGCCACCCTGGTTTGAACTCTACGCCGATAGCACCAGGCTGTTCCTTGGCACCGTGGACCCGGCGACCCTGAAAAATCGGCAGGCGGCCGATGACTATTCCATCGAGATGAAGGTGGTGGACTGGTCGATGCAGCTGGCCAATTCATACCTCGGGAGCCCGTCTGCGCCCCAGTGGGAAGGCGGCACGAACTATCCGGCCAACACCCTGATCCTCAACGGTTCCAATCTCTACTTGTCCATTGTGGGCGGCGTGAGCAGCACCACGAGCAACGGCCCGACCGGCATCACCTCGGGATCCCTGTGGACCCCCTCCACCACCTATTCAGAGGGCAACCAGGTCATCAACGGGGCGATGGGATACCAGTGCGTGACGGCGGGCACCTCAATGGCCGCAGGACCCGCAGGGACGGGGTCTTCCATTTCTGATGGAACCGTCACCTGGGAATACACCGGTGTGGCAACGACCGGAGGGGTTCCCTGGTCCGATTCCACAGCCTATATTGTGGGGAATCAGGTCATCAACGGTGGCAGCGCCTATCAGTGCACTGTGGGTGGAATCTCCGCGTCTGCTGGCCCAACGGGCGTCGGATCGTCTATTACGGACGGGACCGCAATCTGGGAATACACCGGCCCTGCGGCCGTGGACGGGACCGTCACCTGGAGCTATGTTCCGCCCTCCTGGCAGCGCCCGGTCCCTATCCAGGCATCCAACGGAGCAGCCGTCACCCAGAAAGGGTTTTCATTCGCCTATGGGAGTTCGATAAACAATTTCACACAGTTGAGCACCCCGGGCCTGTCGACAGGGCTCCATCCGAACGACGTGTATTTTCCGGATCCCCAGGGAGCATGGGCCACTCAATCGCAGGTGCTCACCTGTGATTATCCGGTGTTCATGGTGGACATGAATATTCCCGGCGAGGCCACCGTTCAAACGGCACATGCTGATTTTTTCCCCTACGGAGGAGTCCAAACGTCCACCTGGTGGGAGCCCGATGGGAGTTTCGGCGACGGGTATTTTATATTCACATGGACGTTGCCCACCCAAATCCCGGGGCCAACTGGACTCTTCCTTCCCTCCTGGCAGTTCCCCCCGGGCACCATCGCCCAGGCCGCGCTTGACCCTCTGGGCCAGCAGTATATGGTTGGCGGTGGGGAGACCGGGTTCCCCGCGAACACCTGGAACCTCGTAAGTCAGCTATCCGGGGTCGGGGGCGTCCAGGTGTGGTCCGCCTTATATCCCTCTCTCAAGCCTACCCCTGGCACCCCTGGCACCATCGCCGATAGCAAAGACCAGACCGTGCTGCAATATTGCCCGGCGAACCCGGTCTATGACCCTACCACCCTCCCTATCTATTCAGGTCATTACAACTGCGCGACCCTCGCTCCAACGCCCTGGCCGGCGGTCTCTTTTATCCCTCAATATGGGCAACTCTCCAATCTCAACTGGGCTCCGGGCAACTGGGCGGCGAATTTCTCCCTTGCCAATCCTTCCTCGCAGGATGTGGAGTTCTGGACCGTGATGGTCGGGATCACCGCTGCGCAGAACTACATCGACCTGGATCACGTCAACGGCATCGTCCTCGGTGACGGGCTGCAAGCCACTGGGGGATCCTCCTGGACGGTCGCGGGCGTCGATCCGATCCTCAACCGGATCACCACCATCGAATCCATCTCTTCCCTGGATCCGGGCACCCACATCTACTGGACCACCGACAGCCAGTTGGAAATGGTGATGGAGGATCCGCGCATTGTTTTGCAGAAGGCGGTGGCTCCCTTCACGGTGGACCTCTCCCAATTTGTCGCGCCCCAGACCCAGGAGCCGATGTTCTCCTTCCTGCCGAGCCGGGGGCTGGCTCAATCGGCACTCGACAGCCCCCTGTATGCCATCGGTGACATCGAACCGACCCTGAGCGGGATCAAGCCCAGCGTGGGCGCGATCTGGATCAACCCCGCCACCGGCGCCCGGATGCCTTCCTACAGCTGGACCGGAAACCCCGATGACGGTTGGCAGGGCCCCGCGTCGGTGCCCTACGCGCCCAATGCGGACTGGACCTGCCAGCTACTCACTCCGCCGGCGAGCCTGATGCCGTACGAAGTCTTTGCCTTCAACCCCTGGCAGAGGCTCCGCAACCGGGCCTACGCGGATCTGTACCGGCGCGAGAATAACGGCCTTATGCAGATCACCACTGCGTCTGGCCTCATCCTGGCCAACGCGGATTACGTGTCCATCGTGAGCGTCCAACAGCCCTTGACCTCCGAGATCACGTTTACCTATGTCCAGAACGGGCAGACCTACTCCGGGACCACGACCAGCTCGGCCAGTGGGTATGTCGCTAATTTTGCCTTTTGGACCACCGTGGGGGCCAACGTCGCCGGGCCCCTCGTAGCCTATGACTACGTGGGAATGCAGCGTTTCGTGTTCAATGCCACGGCAGATGGAAGCCTCCAGGTGACTCCCTGGACCGGCTCGACCTGGGGCGCCCCGGTGGGCTACTCCTGGCCCGGCGGAAAGACCATTCAGAGCGCAATCGCCATGGCCGGGAACATCCTGGCCTATGCCAATACCACCATTTACTCGGGCACCGTCAACGGGAGCCCCTGGCAGTCGGCGTCCACCTCTGCTGACCACCTGGAACTCTGGGGGCTCTCGGGCGGGCTCGTCGCATCGCTCTCCCTGGCCAACTACCCCGCGCTCATTGGGGGAACGCTCGTCACCACCCCCTACGGTTTTTACCTCGTCGGCTCCGCATCCCTGGCCCAGGTGAGCTACGCGCAGGCCTTCTCAGCCACCGGATCCATTGCAGCGGGGATCCTCGATGTGACAGCATCAACCGGCGTCATCGTGGCGGGGATGCCCGTGAGCGGGGCCAGCCTCAGCGGGCTCACGATCACCCAGCAGATCAGCGGTGTTCCAGGTGGAGCTGGGCTGTACCAACTCAGCTCCACCACCGGCACCATCGCCAGCGAGGCCCTGACCATCGGTGGCCTGTGGGTGAGCGTGTGCTACCTCGTGGACCAGGTCAGCTTCCTGTTCGCCAATACCCTCATTGCCAGGACGGCCAACGAGATCGTGATTCTTGGCCGGCAGGATGTCGGGACCGGGACCAGCGCCACCACCAGCACCTGGCTGTTCCGGATCCATCCCCCGACCGGCAACTCCACCCTGGACGGTTCGGTCATGCTGTCCGAGCAGATCAGCAATGGCTGCCCATCCACGGTCGGCGCCATCAGCGACCCGTCCAAGCCCGGGCGCGTCATCGGCCACCTGGGGGGCAGTCTCTGGCAGCTGGACACGGTGCGACCGTTCTGTATTTCGAGGTTCAAGCCGTCCGGCATGACGGCCATGGAATTGATCGAGCACATCTGCCAGACATTCAACGCGATCGCCACGCCGGATGCCAACGGGGTCCTGCACATCGTCAGTCGGATCGGCAACCCATTCCCGACCCCCCTCACGGTGGACATGGTCTCGATGGATACCACCCTGTGTTGGCCGGAATTCAGCTCCATCGTGCGGATCACCCCGACCGGCGACACCAGCGGGACCATCTATAGCGACGCCTTCGGGCAGCGGGGCGGCGGCCTGTTGACGGTGGGGACGCACCCGCTCTGCTACACCCTGAGCGACTGTGCGGCAATGGCCAGCGCATGGATCGATTGGTTCGGTATCCCGCGCCAGGTGCAAGAGCAGGAGTGGTTTTATACGGACGCCAATTCCGCCGCCCCCTGGGAAGGAATCCAGTTGTTCACCTCGTTGATGGTCAACGGAGGAAACCCTGGCTACCTGATGAGCCTTTCCCAGGACATCGTCAACGGAGGTGCCAAGGCCAAGCTGCTGGGCCTGGGGGCTCTGGGCTGGAACATCCCGGGCACCATCCTTGAGTCGAACAAGGTCTACAACCTAAAAACCGTGGTTACCGGAAACGGGATAGCGACAGCTATCAGCCACGCTGAAATACAGGTCAGAGACCTTACCGACAGGACCAACGACACGTTCGCAACCTACGCAATTGTCCCGGACTCCATTCTTGCGACCATTGCAGCCCCAGACGGCAGCACTCCAGTGCCGTATTCCTTAATTGGGATGTATCGCCAGGGTGGGGCCTTTTTTCTCACCGTGGTCACATCCTCGGTAGGGAGCTATCTGGAGAATAGCCGGTCCTCTCCTACTGGTATTACCCTTTATAAACTAATTGCAATTGACTCCAGCAATAACGGAACCTTTAGCCTGGAGAGCAGCAATATACTCAATATGGGGTCCACGGAAAGCCTTATTGGTGCAGAGAGTGGGTTGTATAATGGGTCGTCTTCCATGTCCGAATACAGCAATGGAATATTCAATGGCCATATTAATGATACCCTTACAACGATTAATGGACCTTACACTGTTGTCGAGAATAGGAACATTACATCCACAATGTTCATGAGCCCTTATGGTCCTTCCGGTTCAATCTCTCCGACTTGTTCTGAGTCATATAACCCGGTTATTCATAATGGGTACAATAATCTCATGCAAAACCTTTCAGGGAGTTATGGCGACTCTCTCGGGAACACGGCCGGCGTAAATCCTAGCGCGACAGGATATGTAAACAATGGCGTAGTGCGTTCTCTCGTTAGCGGAACCCTAGTCGGCCTGACCACAGTGGCATTCTTTCTACCCTACACCTACAACCAATATGGCAATTACGGGGTGGCTTTTTATGCCCTGGAGACCTACGACGGAGTTTATCAAACCACGCTAGGTCCTGGATCCTCCAGTGCCATGGCCTACGTGGACAACCTCGGCGTCCAGCGGCTCCTGGCATTCCCGCTCACCAACGGCCTGGACACCTTGGTTGGGGTCTGGGGCGCTAACCGGGCTGGGGTCTACCAGATCGCCGGTACCACTGGCCTCACATATTCCGATTTCTACATCGTGAAGGCCGGCGCGCTCTCCACTAAATACTCGATTTTCGCGCAGGTGCTCCCCAACGGGAGCGTCGCCCACATTGAAGGCGTCGAACAGCCCACGCCAGTTCTTTGGATCGATAACGCTGCGGCCATGAGCCTCAATTAGGAGCCAGCCAGTGGCTACCAGCCAAAAATACATCAAGGGCGGCATCTCGATCAACTGTGACGTTTCCCTCTACCCAGCGCCGGGAATCCAGGCGTCCTGGCCCATTCCCAATTTCCCAGCTGTCCAGGCGTCCCCGCACGTTCTCAGCACGGTGGCAATCTCCGGTCAAGGGGCACAAGGGCTCCAGGTGGCCGCCTCAGCCGCTCTGCCGGGCGGCCCCACCGCGCAGTGGACCCTCCACCACCAGGCATACCAGGGCTCCGCACCGGCCACGCTCCCGACCGCGGATGTCACCCCACTCACGGTGACGCCCGGGGCTAGCCAGCAGGTCCTGGCGACGATCAACTATCCCCTGGCTGGGGCAACCCACATCGTCTGGCTCCAGAGCGTGGAGGCGGGGGTCACGACCGTCTATCCGCCCCAGACCATCATCACCCCAGCGGATCCCACGCAGGGTGGCATTTCCACGGCCGGTGCCATCGCCGCCTCGGCCCTCGCAGCCGCAGAAGCCAACGCCTCCGCCTTGGCGGCCCTGGGTTTCACGGGACTGGGCACCACAACTCCCCTGATGGATTCCGGGACCGGGGGTGACGGGACTTCAACCCTGGGAGCCCGCCAGGACCACTACCACCCAACTGACACCAGCCGTGCATCGACGGCAGCGTTCGGGGCATCCGGGGCGTCCCACGCCGCCGGACTGGTTCCTGATCCCGGCGCAGTGGCTGGCGCCACCCGGTATCTCCGGGAGGACGAGAGTTGGGACGTACCGCCGGCACCCCCCGTGTTCGGAGCCTCGGGCACTGGTCATTCAATGGGCCTTGTCCCTGATCCCGGGACTACGGCCGGAACAACCAGGTTCCTCTGCGAGACCGGGGCATTCGCGGTCCCTCCTTCCTCAGGCGGAAGTTCGGCCGTCTTCGTGGGATCTGGCCCGCTCCATGCCGCGGGACTGGTTCCCGATCCCGGCGCAGTGGCAGGAACCACCAAGTTCCTCAGGGAGGATGGTGGGTTCGCTGTTCCTCCGGGGGGAAGTGGCTGGCCTTGGATCCCGATCGCCTTGACACCGCCAAATCCCACTGCATTCACCTGGGTCAACCAGTCTTCCAACGGGGGAGCCACGGCAACGCTCCAAACTGGTCAATCCACCATGTATTTCCCCTCATCCAGCAGCAACAACATTTCCGCAATGCAAGCGTCCTATTCTGGTGTTAAAAGGTGCGTCCTCGCCCTTTGCTTGGTCAGTCTTCCCAACTCGGGTGCGACTAGCGCGGGCATTTATGTCGGGGATGGCAGTGGAAAACTGATTGAGTTCTCGATCATCAACTACGGTAGCGGAGTGCAGGATACGACCTTCTTTGCGTACCAATGGAACAGCCCAGCTTCCCCAAATGCGCAACTGTATGGCGGCTTGGCTCTCCCTCCATGTCCAGGGCCGCTATTCCTTTCCGTTTACGATGACGGGACCAATCTCAATTTCCAAGTATCCGCTGACGGTGGGCAAAACTGGGACACCTTGTTTACCCAGGCGAGATCGGCATTCTTGAGTGCTGGGCCCAATAGCTTCGGATGGGGGATGCGAACGGAAGGGTTGGGCAAGCTTGTCCGAGCCAACTTTCTTCATTGGAGTGTTTCATGACCAAGCGCCCCGCTGAATGGCCCGCACCACCCCCGCCTACCCGGGAGGCCCAGCGCCAAGCCCGGGTTGCCGCACGAATGGCCGCCCGGATCCGTGAGTCCGACCGCTTGGCGCAGGACTGGGCCGCGACCCTCGATCCCCGGCAGCGGGAGCAGCTGCAGCCGCACTGAAACCGCAGCATCCAAGCATCGGCCCCGGCGCTCATGGCGATCCGGGGCCGTTTGCTGCCGGTTTCCACAGCGGATGTGGATTCACTTCCTGTCGAGGGCACTGCTGAGCAGATCCAGG